ATTTGTGAAATACACATTAGATCCGTGGATCATTCGTTGGGAACAATCGTTAAACAAAGCATTACTTAGTAAAGACCAGAAAAATAAATACTTCTTTAAATTCAATGTTGAAGGACTTCTCCGTGGCGATTACCAAAGCAGAATGCAAGGCTACGCTGTAGCAAGACAAAACGGATGGATGTCAGCTAACGACATTAGAAGTTTAGAGAATATGGACTTAATCCCTGCTGAAGATGGTGGGGATTTACTTTTAGTAAATGGCAATATGCTCCCACTCAATAAAGCGGGTGCTTACGCAAATAACAATAATCAGGAGGATGACACCGATGACAAAGTTTTGGAATTGGACGAAGGTGACAAACGAGTCAGGCGTAGAGGAAAGAACTCTCGTACTTGACGGCACCATAGCAAGTGAATCTTGGTTTGATGATGATATCACTCCGAAGATGTTCAAAGATGAACTCTTTAGTGGTAGTGGTCCAATCACAATCTGGATTAACTCGCCTGGTGGAGATTGCATCGCCGCTAGTCAAATTTACTCAATGCTTATGGATTATCAGGGTGAAGTCACAGTTAAGGTGGATGGGATTGCTGCTAGTGCAGCCTCTGTCATTGCTATGGCAGGTAATAAAGTCCTCATGGCACCTACGGCTTTAATGATGATCCACAATCCTTCCATGATGGCTTTTGGAGACCATAACGATATGGCAAAGGCAATCGACATTTTAAATGAAGTTAAAGAATCGATTATCAATGCCTATGAAATCAAAACTGGTCAATCAAGAGCAGTTCTTTCTCATTTGATGGAGAACGAAACATGGATGAACGCTAAAAAAGCAATCGAGCTTCATTTCGCTGATGGCATTTTGGAGGATTCCACGAAGGGTGCGCCGCTGGAGGCATATGCATTCGCTTCTAAAGAATTCGATATGCAACTTGTCAATAAAATCGCTTCTAAGACACGAAAAGAAGTGAAAACAGGCAGGAACATTAACGAACTCAAAAACAAGCTCACAACTATCAAAAAATTCATTTAATGGAGGAAATCACTTTTATGACTAAGCAAGAATTAGTTACAAAACGTGCGAATCTTTGGAATGCGATGAATTCCTTCCTTGATTCTCACAGAAACACAAACGGTGTATTAAGCGAAGAAGATGATGCTAAATACGCTGACATGGAGAAGGAATTTGATTCCTTAACCAGAGAAATTAACCGTTTAGATAGAAAAGATGCTATCGAAAACGAACTCAACAAACCAGTTAATACTCCAATCGTCACTAAACCTGTTAATGGTGATGAAGAAGACAAACCTGGTCGTGGTTCTAAGAACTACAAGAAATCATTCTGGAATGCAATGCGTAGCAAAACCATTCGTCCAGACATTCAAGATGCTCTTCAAGTCGGTACTGATTCTGAAGGCGGCTACTTAGTCCCTGATGAATTTGAAAAGACTTTAATCGAATCCCTCGAAGAAGAAAACATCTTCAGAAAACTCGCTACAGTTATCAAAACTTCTAGTGGCGATAGAAAAATCCCAGTTGTTGCCTCTAAAGGTAGTGCTTCTTGGGTTGATGAAGAAGGCTTAATCCCTGAATCTGATGATTCCTTCGGTCAAGTCTCCATCGGTGCTTATAAATTAGGCACATTAATCAAAGTTTCTAACGAACTACTCAACGATTCCGTTTTCAACTTAGAAGCTTACATTTCTAAAGAATTCGGTCGTAGATGTGGTGCAAAAGAAGAAGATGCATTCTTCAACGGCAATGGTACTGGTAAGCCAACTGGTATCTTAGATGCAACTTATGGTGCTGAAACTGGTGTCACAGCCGATGCAGTCGATAAGATTACCGCTGATGAAATCATCGACCTCTTCTATTCCTTAAAAGCTCCATATCGTAAGAGAGCTGTTTGGGTTCTCAACGATTCCACAGTAAAAGCGATTAGAAAACTCAAAGATGGTAATGGTAACTACTTATGGCAACCAGCCTTAACAGAAGGTACACCTGACACCATCTTAGGTAGACCAGTTTATACTTCTGCCTATATGCCAAGCATCGCCACTGGTGCAAGAACCGTTATCTTCGGTGACTTAAGTTACTACTGGGTTGCTGATAGACAAGGTAGAACCTTCAAGAAACTCTCCGAATTATATGCCACAACTGACCAAACTGGCTTCATGGCCACACAACGTGTCGATGGCAAATTAATCCTAAGAGAAGCTGTCAAAGTCTTAGTACAAAAAGCAGCCTAGTGAGGTAGATTATGGGTTACAACACTAAAAATTACACCGAACAAGGTGGAGAAAAAACTGTAATTGGTGGCGAAATTGTCATCAAAAATGGTGGTAAGTTAGTGATTGAAGAAGGGGGCTCCGCTGAAGGACTCCCTTCCCCTGAACCACAAATCTTACCAAAAGCTGAGAATCAAGCTGATAGTGAAGCGACATCAGTTGCTACATTAAAGACAGATTTCAATGCTTTATTAGCAAAATTAAAAGCAGCAGGTTTAATGGAAGCTGATCCAGAAACTCCTGCTGAGAATCCAGTTGAAACACCAACTGAAAACAATTAGTGGAGGTGAGCGGTAATGACTGCGAATGATTTATTATCTCGTGTTAAAGAGAATTTAATTATTAGCTTTGATGATGACGATGCGTTAATCCTCTCTTTCATTACCGCCGCCATCGAATATGCAGAAAGTTATCAACATTTAGAAGAGCATTATTACCAAAACAATCCAATGGGTGAAACCACTAAGCAAGGAATCATCATGCTCTCATCATATTTCTATGAAAGTAGAGATGGTGCTAGTGGCGGGTTCTTTGCTAGTTCAGCTACGGCATCAGAACAAACTTGGAAGACCGTGAACATGCTTCTTCGCTTAGATAGGAATTGGAAGGTTTAGCTATGTTAGGTTCCATGAATAAAAAGGCGAAAATCATCAAACTTGTATCTTCTAAAGATGATGAAGGTTTCACTACTGAAGTGAAAGAATTAATCGCGAATATCAGATGTTATAAGGAAGGCAGGCACGGAAGTGAAAGATGGGCTAACTTAGCTTCTTTTTCTGAAGCGACTGACCTTTTTAGATTCCGTGTCATTCCTGGAGTAAAAATTACTGAAGAAATGTTCATTGTTTATGAAGATGAGCAATACGACATTTTATCGGTTGAAAACATCAAAGGTCGAGGTATGTATCTCGAAGTGTTAGCGAGAGTCCATAGGAGTAGCAATGGCAAAGGTTAATATTAAACTTCCTGATGATTTTCTAAAGAAACTATCCACTTTAGGAGATAGAACTGATGAAGTCGCTAAAAGGGCTTTAACTGAAGGTGGGGAGATAATCCTTGCTAGAGTTAGAGTCAATCTTATCGGAGTCATTGGTAAAAACCTAAAAGGTGAGTCTAGGTCTACTGGACAGCTGGTTTCTTCGTTAGGATTATCAAAAGTGTTAGTGGATCGCAATGGTAACTACAATATCAAGATTGGTTTTGATGAATATCGTGATGATGGTTCTTCAAATGCTGGAGTGGCTAACATTCTCGAATATGGAAAACACGGTCAACCAGCTAAACCATTCTTAGCTCCTGCCAAAAGGCAAGTAGGCAACCAAGCTCTCGAAAGAATGAAACAAGTAATAGAGGAGGAAATGAAGAAATGAACATTCTTAAAGAATTAACTTCACTTTGTGAATCTATTGATGTTCCAGTTGAAACTGGTATCTTTAGTGGAAAAGCTCCTAACGCATATGTGGTGCTCGTTCCTCTTAATGATTCATTCCCATTTAATGCTGATAACTACCCACAACTTGACTATCAAGAAGTTCGAATAAGCATATTCACAAAAACTAATTACATCAAACTTAAAAACAAAGTCATCACTCGATTGTTGGGTGGTGATTTTTATATCACTGACCGTAGATACAACGGTTATGAAACTGGTAGTGGCTACCACCAGTACACGATAGATGTAGCCAAGCAATATGACATAGAGGAGGAAATTTAACACTATGGCAACTATTGGTTTAGACAAACTTTACTACGCTCCTATTACTGAAGATTCTAATGGGAACGAAACCTATGGAACTCCTGTGCAATTAGCGAAGGCTATCTCTGCAGAATTATCCGTTGAACTTAACGAAGCGATTCTCTACGCAGATGATGGACAAGCTGAATCTGTGAAAGAGTTCAAATCTGGAACTTTATCTTTAAATATTGATGACTTCAAACCATCGGCAGTGGCAGCTTTAATCGGTGCTGAAGTTGATGAAAATGGAGTCCTCATTTCTAGAGGTGAAGATAATCCTACTTATGTAGCGATTGGTTTTAGAGCCAAAAAAGCAAATGGCAAATACCGTTATTTCTGGCTTTATAGAGTACAATTTGCTATCCCTGGCACATCGTTAGCAACTAAGGGTGATTCTATTACTTTCTCAACACCAACAATTGAAGGAACAATCTTCCAAAGAAATAAAGTTGATGGCAGAAGTAAGCACCCATGGAAAGCGGAAATCACTGAAGATGGTACCAATTCCACAGTTATTAACGCGTGGTATACAGCAGTTTACGAACCTGATTATCCAAATTTATAGGAGGGATAAAACATGGAAAACGAAAGAACAAGCAAAATCAAAATCGGTAAAAAAGAGTATGAACTCATTCTTACTAATAAAGCCACTAAAGAACTCAATAACAAGTTTGGTGGTTTAGACAAAATTGGCAATAAACTCGCTGAAGCTAATAATGTCGCAGAACAACTCGACTTAGTTATTTGGCTCATTGTTTTATTAGCTAATCAAGCAATTCTTCGCTCCAACTTAGAAAATGGTGAAAGCAAAGAACTTCTAAAAGAAGAAGATGTGGAAGTTTTAACTTCTCCTGCTGATTTAGCAACTTATACCGAAGCCATTATGGATTGTTTGGTTAAAGGTACTAATCGCGAAGTAAAAGGTGAAGAATCAAAAAACTAAATAGTGGCCCTGTAGACACCAATGAGATGTTTACTCGGCTACTTTATTTTGCGTTAAAACACTTACACATTTCTGAAAAGGAATACTGGTTTATGCCATTTGGTTTAACTCTCGATTTATGGGAATGTCATCTCCAAGAAACTGGAAGGAGCAAACCGTATCGAGAGACTTTTATTGATGACATTATTCCTATAGGAATCTAAAGAAAGGAGGATACTAGAATGGCAGATACCTTTGGTTTAAAAATCGGTCTAGAAGGTGAAAAAGAATTTAAAGCCCAACTCAAAGAAATAGAACAGTCATTTAAGGTTCTTGGTTCTGAGATGAATCTAGTGTCCTCCCAATTTGATAAAAACGATAAATCTGTGGAGGCCTTAACCGCTAGAAACCAAGTTCTCCAGAAATCTATCGACGCACAAAAAGATAAAATTGCTGTGTTAAAGCAAGCATTAGATAATGCATCGAAATCATTCGGTGAAAACGACGCTAGAACTAAGGCATGGCAAATCAAGTTAAATAACGCTCAGGCAGAACTCAATAAGATGGAAAAAGAGGTGGAAGAAAACACCAAAGCCATCGATGAAATGGGTGATGAACTTGTTGATACATCTAAAGATGCCGACAAATTTGGTGATGAAATCAAAGATGCCGGCAAAGATGCTGAAGAGAGTGAATCTAAATTTGAAGCGTTAGGTACAGTTTGTAAAGCAGTAGGTGCCGCGATTGCTGTTGCCTTTGCTGCAGTGGCCGCAGCTGCGATTAAAGCTGGTAAAGCCCTCATCGATATGACAAAAGAGGGAGCGGCCTATGCTGATAATGTTTTAACTCAATCAACTGTTACAGGCATTGCTACCGATAAGTTACAAGAGTACATGTATGCGGCTGAACTCGTAGATGTTTCAGTGGACACATTAACTGGCTCCATGAAAAAGAACATCATGGCGATGAAAAACGCTGCAAATGGTAGTGCTACTTATGCTGATGCTTATGCAAGATTAGGAATTTCCGTTACTAACGCTGATGGTTCTTTAAGAGATAGTGAAGAAGTCTACTGGGAGTTAATTGAAGCTTTAGGCAACGTTGAAAACGAAACTGAACGTGATGCTTTAGCAATGACTCTTTTAGGAAAATCTGCCCAAGAGTTAAACCCTCTTATAGAGGCAGGGGCAGACAAGATGAAAGAGTTAGGAGAACAAGCCCATCAAGCTGGCTATGTTTTAAGTGATGAACTCTTACAAGCCTATGGTGCTTTTGATGACCAACTTCAATATCTAAATAATGGAGTAACCGCTGCTAAAAATGCTCTAGGAACCATTCTTCTTCCTTTACTTACTGATTTAGCAACTGAAGGAACCTCGCTATTAGGGGAATTCACTAGAGGAATTCAAGAAGCTAATGGTGATTTAAATAAAGTTGGTGATGTTATCGCTAATGTGCTACCTAAAGCATTAAATGTGGTCATGAAATATGTCCCAACGATTCTTGACCTCATTAAAACTGTCATTATTTCCGTAGGAAAAGCAATCACTGATAACATCGATGTCATTGTTGATAGTGCAGTTCAGATTGTCTTTGAAATATTAAATGCTTTAATCTCTGCTCTTCCTAAAATTACAGAAGGAGCAACTAAACTTGTCTTCGCTTTAGTAAATGGGATTTTGGATAATCTTCCGATGATTATTGAAGCTGTTATTGGTGCAGTTAACATGATTGTTACTACACTAGGCAACTCTCTACCAAAAATCCTACCAACTATAGTTCAAGCGATAGTGAATGTTGTTAAAACAATTCTCGCTAATTTGCCTAAGATTCTTGAGGCGGTTCTAACGGTTATTAAAGGACTCGCAAAAGGAATCCTTGATGCTTTACCAATTCTTATACAGGCTTTGCCTGATGTGATAAAAGGAATCATTAACTTCATCCTAGAAGCAATTCCGATGATTATTGATGCAGTGATTGAAATAGTGGATGGAATAGTTGATGCTCTTCCTGACATTATTCAAGCGATTATTGAGGCATTACCTGAAATCATTCAATCGATAATTGATGGAATTTTAGAATTTATTCCGATGATCCTCGAATGCGTGATTAAAATCGTGTTTTCCATCATCGAGAACATTCCGACCATCATTGAGATGTTGGTGAACGCTCTTCCTCAAATCATCACATCAATCATCAACACTTTAGTAAGTAATATCCCTAAGTTCATCGAAACTGGTGTGAAACTTTTCATGTCCTTAATCGAGAAACTTCCACAAGTCATTATTGAGATAGTTAAAAATCTACCTCAAATCATAACAAGTATTGTTAATGGCTTGATGAGTGGCTTTGGTCAGATAGTGGATGTTGGTAAGAATCTCGTTAGGGGATTATGGGAAGGCATCCAATCTTTAGCTAGTTGGATTTGGGATAAAGTATCTAACTGGGCAAGAAATCTCTGGGATGGCATTTGCTCATTCTTTGGCATTCATTCTCCATCTAAGAAATTTAAGTTCTTAGGTGACATGATGATGGAAGGTTTAGGACAGGGAATTGAAGTTACTGGTAAACAAGTCATCAAGGATGCAGAGTTCATTAAGAAGGATTTATTGGATGAATTCCAGGACATTAGCACTGATGTTGCTAAAGTCCCAACCGACTATAACATCAACACCAGTGTCCCTGATGTAGTTCCATCAACCCCAGTTTCAACTGGAGTAAGTTCTAGTGGTGGTTCTAGTGGAGTCACCGTTCATTTAAGCATTGAAAACTTCAACAACTATTCATCCGATGATATTGAAGCTTTAACTGAAGAAATCTTATCAACTGCTAATGCCTTTGTTGTAAGGAAAGGAGTGGCTTATTAATGACTAATTATTTTGTATTTAACGGCCAGTCCTCTTTAGAACTTGGCATCCGTATCAAAGATAAAAATATCTTCTCAGTTCCAAAATACGATATGAGTTTAGTTTCCGTTCCTGGAAGAAATGGTGACTTAGTTAACTCAAATAAACGATTTAACAACGCGATTGTTTCTTATACTTGCTTTGTCCCTGCTAAATCAATAACGGAATTATCAACCAAATTAAGAAACATTAAAAAATGGCTCTACGAGGACGTTGATTCTTATCACGAATTAACCGATTCTTATGAGCCAGATTTTATGCGTTATGCTATTTTTAATAGCAAATTAGATATAAGTGACACTGCAAACAAAATAGGAACCTTTACGATTCAGTTTTCTTGCCACCCATTCAAATATCTTATTAGCTCAATGGAAGAGATAGATTTGGAAAGTGGCATGACTGTTTACAACCCCTATCCATTTCCTGCAAAGCCGCTAATTAGATTACGTGGTGATGCGTGCGATTGGTTTCGCTTTTCTATTTCAAATTCTAAAGGAACCAAAATATGGAGAGTTGAACCATTCATTGGTGCTATTGATATCGATAGCGAACTTATGACTTGCTACTTTGAAACTGATTTAATGAACGAATGTGTAAGTGGTGATGGGTTTCCGATTTTAGAGCCTGGACTAAATACAATCACTTTTGAGCGAGACGATCCTTGGCGTACTCAGATTATTTTCTTTATTACGTGTAGGTGGTGCATGCTATGATACCGATTTTATACGAACATAATGAATCGACATTTAATACCTTTGGTATTGGTCCGTTAGCAGAAACCTCTTCATGTGAAGTAACCGAAGAAAGAAATGGTGCCTACGAATTAGTTCTTAAATATCCAACCAATGGACGAATGATTAACGAAATCACTAAAGAAAGACTTCTTCGAGTGCAAGTTAATGACAATAAATCCATTCAAACATTCAGAATTTATCGTATCACCGTTCCTATTAGTGGAATTGTCACAGTTTACGCTCAACACATCTCTTATGATTTGTCTGGTGTAGTAGTATTTCCATGCACCGTTGGTGGATCAAATCCATCACAAATCATGAATTATATTAGAGAAAACAAAACGGATAGATATGTTCCATTTGCTTTCTTAAGCGATATTAGTGATGTTGGCTCTTTAGTGGTGGAAAACCCTAGAACCTTCAGAAGTGTACTTGGTGGCGATAAAGAATCAATAGCCACAACATTTAAAGGCGAATTCTTATGGGATAACTTCACTGTTAGATATCTCGCTAATAGGGGTAGTGATAATGGCATCACAATCTTATATGGCAAGAATCTAACAAAGTTAGAACATAACTCTGACCTTAGTGGAATCTATTCTGATTTATGCCCTTATGCAAAGGTGACGGAAGGTGAGAATATTTACTACCTTCAATTAACGGAAAAGACTCTACCTTTTGTAACAACCCTTCAAGAAAAGAAAGTGCTTATTAAAGACTTCTCATCAATGTTTGGGAGTGGCGAAGGAAAGTTAGAACCAACTGAAGCAAACCTTAGACAAGTTGCTAATGATTTCATATTGGCAAATCCTCTAGGAATTGAAATACCTAACATTACTCTTTCTTTTGAACAGCTAAGAGGACAATTTGGTTATTCCAATCTCCATGAAACAGTGAATTTATGTGATACCGTCACAGTAAAATATCCAGATTTAGGAATCGATATTAAGACCAAAATTGTCAAAGTTGTCTATGATGTTCTAAAAGAAAAATTCAAATCAGTGACTCTTGGTGCTGTTAAAGCATCACTAGTAGACACAACTACCAGCACCAAACAAGAAGCTGATGCGACAAGTCAAGCCATGACTGAAGTTCCTTCTTATGTTGAACAGGCAATTAACCATGCCACAAGTCAAATCACTGGTGCCAATGGTGGATGCGTTCGTATTGATATGGACAATCAATCTAGGCCATATGAATTGTTGGTGATGGATGATTACGATATTGAGGATGCCACTAAAGTATGGAGATGGAACATCAATGGTCTAGGCTATTCTCCTAATGGATATAACGGACCATATACAACTGCTATCACAAGCGATGGACATATTGTTGCTGATTTTATTGATACTGGAACTTTAACAGCTGGAATCTTAAAAGCAGGAACAATACAAGCATTGTCAGGAGATTCTTATTGGAACCTAGAAACCGGCGTTCTTAATCTTACTGGCGAAATAAATGCAACAAGCGGAACATTCTCTAATGTCACCATAGGTGATACATGTAATATCTACGGTAATTTATGGATGGAAGGCGAAGTCACTGTTGGGGATAGATGGGGTGGAGCCGCATACGATTGTGTTACTAGAGTCGGTGGAGATGGTATTCAATCAGAAATGGAAGTTAGAACTTATAATGCATATGGACATCCTACCTACAATATTGATGCAGAAGGATATATCACTCCAATTGGAACCATCATGGTTCCGAAAGGAAGAGAAGACCATTACAACGATAAATATGGAGACATGGCTTTTGGCATTTCATATGACTATAGTTTCTTGGCAAGTCATATGCTTGCTGGACTTCACGTTGCTCTTAGACAAATCGAAGATCCAACCTATGAAACCTATGATGCAGTGCAACTTCATTTAACCGCTAGGGGTGACATCATCGAGTTAAGTTACGATAGCCGTCATGCAGATAGGGCATATTGTTATTGGGGAAGTTCTATGTATCCAAACTACCTATCCAGTGAATTTTGGATTGGTGATAGGGACAGAGGCAAAAACTCGGCAATTTCAGCTTTGTTGGAAGACAATAAGCAATATGGGCAATTAAAAGGTAAATGGATTGTTGATGAAAAATTATACTTTGGTGATTCAGTTGCTGGAGGTAATTGCTTAACAAACTTACAAGTTAGCACCTTAAAATATCCATGTTTAGCAGGTGTTTGGTATGCTGGCACGCTAAGGTTTGGTAGTGAATATAACAATAGTTATCACACCAAATTAGACCAAGACCAAATGACCTTCTATTACGGTAGCACAGAAGTAGGCGATATTGAATGTTATCAACAATACGTCGATATTCAGGGTACTTGGAAAACAAACGGTAACAACTGGATAAGTACCTCAGATATTAAAACTAAAAATACAATTGAAGAACTGGATGATAGATATTCGGTTCTTTTTTCTAATCTTCAACCCCGCTCCTTCAAATTTAATGATGGAAAGAGTGGAAGAACCCATACTGGCTTTATCGTTCAAGAAGTCCTTGATGCTTTAGAAAAAGCCGGAATTAGTAGCGATGAATACGGTCTCTGCTGTGCCTTTGGAGATAAAAATAATCCAGAAACTGTATGGGGACTTCGTTATGAAGAAATAATCGCTTTATGCGTTAAGGAGATTCAATCCTTAAGAAAAGAAGTTCAAGAACTCAAGGAGGAAAAGAAATGAACGAAATCGCAGACATTATCATCGTTATCGCATCAGTGATAACAGCTTTAGGAACTATCATCGCTTGTTTTACAACCATCCATAAGTGGGTCCTTAGACAAAACAAACAAGATGAAGATATCAAATCTATAAAAGAAGAGCAAAAGGTTATGACCACAGGCGTTCTTGCATGCCTTAAAGGTTTAAAAGAGCAAGGATGTGATGGACCAGTAACCGAAGCTATCTCTTCAATAGAAAATCATTTAAATAAGGAGGCTCACAAATGAATCCTGCAAAACAATCTCCAAGAATGGAAACCGATGGCACCTTAAGGTGGTATGCCGGCGATACATTCTCTTTAACATTCAACTTCACTTTAAGAGATGGTGGTGGAAATCCAATCTCAATCAATCCAAGCGACAAAATTAACATCAAGTTTTTTGATTATAACGCTAATTTGGTGCATGAGTTTGAATCAACTGGAACGGCTTCACCAACAATTAATATCACAGATGAGATTAGTGCAAAATTCAAAGAAGGTGTTTATAGCATTTTAGTTAAGTTTAACGCGACCAATGTTACCACTCTTCTTAAGAACAATAAGGTGGTGGTGGAATAATGGTTACAGATATCGAAATCATTGTTAATCCATCAATCATTGTTGACTGTGCTATTACCTTAACGATAGTAAAAGACCATGCTCGATTAGAGAATCTTGACTATACTCATTCAGGACATACTGGCTTTGCCAGTTCAGCCCAACTAAATGACGTCAACAACTCTGCAGTGCATAAAACTGGTGATGAAAGAGTAGGTGGCATTAAAACATTTACTTCTGCCATTAATTTTGATGCTTTGATGTATACGAATTATGGCGAATTTAGATTCAATGACCATGTTTATTTCACTGATAATACCAATCAACATAACAATGTATTAGAAATTTATGCTAATGACATTTTGGCTAAAAAGACATTTACTTGTAAATCAGCTTTAAATGTCGATGGGTTAATCTACGCTGGTGGCAATGAACTAAGATTCAATCAACACTTAAATATCACTGATAACACCGACCAACATAACACCATCCTTCATGTTTATAAGGATTGGATTAACGCGGAAAGAATAGTGACTTTAAAAGCTGGAGCGAACTGTGATGTTCAACCAACTGAAGCTCAACACGTCACCAGAAAAGATTATGTCGATAATTTGCATAATTCCTTGTTAAGGAATAATCTCATTAAATCGGAATTAATCCCTTCTGAATTTGATGAAGTCATGGAGTTTTCTAAACAAGTTAGTGGTGCGACTTTCATGGATCAAACTCTAGCGACCGATAATGGCACTATTGTGTGGTGCGCTGCAACTAAAGCCATATGTGGCGAAACCTACTATAGAAAATTCTTAGTCAACACAAATGGAACCCAAGCAGGAGTCACAACCATTACTCCTGTTGAAGGTAAACTCTATGTGGGCAAAAGCGATAATAACATCTTCAAGTGGAGCGGTTCTAACTTGTTAGAAGTTTCTAAGTCTCTTGGCTTAGGCGAAACATCAACAACTGCTTATGCTGGTAATAAGGGTAAGGCAAATGCCGATGCTATCGCTCAACTTCAAACTGATGTAGCTGGAAAACAAGCAACATTAGTAAGTGGCACTAATATTAGAACTGTTAATGGCATGACTATCTTGGGAAGTGGCGATGTCACTATTCCAGGACAACCATTAACTGAAATCTTCAAAGTTGGTGGTACTTTTACTACCGATGAAATAACTGCTCTTAAAAAATGCGAATCCTATGTGAAGATTTACTATGGTGGCGGTTCTTCTGAGGGATTTAGATATTATTATCCAACGAATAACTACACAGGGCAGTCAAAGCTCATCCTCAATTCAGTAACTGGAGAGGGCGGTTATTATGTTTTGACTATCAACACATCCGATGGTACTTGGAGTGAAACTTTCAAAAGAATCAGTTCTGCAATTTATAGGCACGAAATAGCAGTTCCAGCTCAAACTTGGTACTACCAAAATAGCTCAACAACCTATATCACAAAGATTATCTTTTATTCTAAGAATCAAACTGCAATTACTAACACCGATGAGTTATTTAATTTCTTTAGAGATAACGACATCAACGATGGGAAAGTATGCTTTAGTGATGGAACACATAATGGTTGTATGGGCCTTCATTTTTATATCAACCCAGCAGCAGGGTATAGGAAAATTGCCAATCTCCAAGGCACAAATGCTAACTATTGGTATAACGCACCTTCTACAGCTTATTCATTAACTGATACCGTTACCGTTTATTAAGGAGAACCAAATGGAATATTTAAATTTAATTAGCGTTCCAGCTATTGCGACTGCTGTTTATGTCATCATCGAAATCATCAAGAAATGCGTAGGGGAGAATGAAAAGTTCTATAGATTCATTCCTTTGATTGCTCTGGTTATTGGAGTAATCGCCGGGGTTTTATGTTTCTATTTCATTCCTACAATTATCCCTGCAAGCAATGTAGTAATTGCTATGGTGATTGGTGGTGCCAGTGGATTAACTGCTACTGGAGCAAATCAAATTTTCAAGCAAATTACAAAAAAAGAATAAATTATCCCTGTGAACGGAGAAATCCTAGTAGCAGGGATTTTTTTATTGGTGTAAAATAAGCTTGTTAATCCTCGTTAACATGTCAGGCCACA